TTTTCATGTTTTTTTTGTTTAAAATTTGATTAATAATGCAATTTAATTAATAGTTAAATAATAACCAAAATTATTTTTGATTATTTTTTTAATGAATTGTAGCAGATATTTTTTATTGTAGTATATTAATAGCGAATTCGTAGTAGTTTTTTTTTAGTGTTAATAGTAGTTGTAGTAGTTGTAGTATATTTTTATATATTTATTAGGGTAGGTATAGATAAAAGGATATAAAAGTATAAAAGGGTAGAGAAATAGTAAAGGCCTATTTATCTGCTTTTCTACTACATATCTTTTGCGTTTATTTTGCCATATTTTTTTTATTGTGCCGTTGCTTTGTGGTAACAGAACGCAGACATAAAGAAAAATGCTGCGTCCTTACTACATTGCGGCAACTTGTAAACATGCGCCATATTATTTATAATTATTATTTCATTTCTATTTAACATAATACAAATTATAAGGACAGCAAAATAGAATCTAATAACAAAGGTTAGTTTGTTAGATAATATCTAATAACGCGCCACATTTTAGCCAATTTATTAGATAATGTCTAATTATATGTATGTCAAGCAGTTATACATATCTATATCTGTAATATGCTGGGCAATCGACCTCAGCAAGTCCCTTAGTACCCCTACAGCCAAATTTTTTGTATTTTAACAGTTGTATTAAAAAATGTTATAATAATTCAGTATTGACGGCACTTACAAAGCTTGGAACAAATTAATTTTCAAGATTTACACTAATACCTACCTAAAAATTTTTTATTTTTTTTATACCTTAACAATAATTTGTTATTTTTACCACAAAATATTTTTATGAGTAAGCAAAAGAAATTATCAGCAGACAACATAACTGATGATAAAATAAATAGTTCAGCACTTGAAGCTATTGCGAATAGATACGGAAGTTTAACTGAAGGTTTTATGGCACTGCTTGAAAGCAGAGAGCCATCATTGATAAGATTTGTATTCGAGCATGGAATAGGCAAGCCAAGGGAAAAGATTAAAATTGACGTTAACAAGAGTGTAGAGCATGTGCAGGTTATTCAATTACCAAATAACAATCGTAATTTTGATGCAGAAACAATTCAACCAATTTCTGAATCAAAAGATGCTGATTTTATAGAAATTAAAAATAATGGCGAAAGCAAGGAAGGTTAATACTGGTAAATCTAAGTTCGACTACATAAAACCACAGAAAGGGTATCAAGAGATTGCGCTAAGCTCTCAAGCAGATATTGTGATTGGCGGAGCTGCTGCATTCGTTGGTAAAACATTTGCACTATTGTTAGAGCCATTAAGGCACATAAATAATCCAGAGTTTGGTGGAGTGATATTTAGAAGGACATCTGTGCAGATACGAAATGAGGGTGGACTTTGGGACACATCAATGAAATTATACAATTTGATAAATGGCGAGCCAAGAGAGTCATCATTGGATTGGCAATTTCCATCTGGAGCAAAGCTGAGCTTTAGGCATTTGGAGTATGAGAAGAATAAATTTGATTGGCAAGGTTCGCAGATTACATTTTTAGGATTTGATGAGTTGACGCATTTTACAGAGACTATGTTTTTCTATTTGTTGTCAAGAAATAGGTCAAATTGTGGAGTAAAACCTTATGTTAGGGCAACTTGCAATCCAGATCCAGAGAGTTGGGTTTATAAACTTATTGAATGGTGGATAGATAAGGAAACTGGATATCCAATTTTGAAAAGAAGGGGTATTTTGAGATATTTCATAAAATATGGAGAAACTTACATTTGGGGAGACAGTTATGAGGACGTGGAGATGAAGGCGCATCACATTTTAGAGCCAATGATAAAGGAGAGTGGCCTTAGTGCTAAAGACTTCATTAAATCTATTACTTTTGTGAGTGGTTCGATATATGACAATAAGGAAGGGTTAAAAACTGATCCATCATACCCCGGTAATTTGCTTTCGCAAGATGAGGACACGAGAAGGCAATTATTGGAAGGGAGATGGAAGATAAGCGCAAGTCCTAATGATATTTTTGATCATGGGGCATTTATGCAAATGTTTGAGGAGGACCAAAAGGTAAATAGAAAAAACAACTACATAACTGCGGATATTGCGATGAAGGGTAGTAATAAGTTGGTTGTTGGGTATTGGGAAGGGTTTGAGTTGATGGATATAGAGATAATGGATAAGAGTGATGGTATGGAGGTAATTCAGTTGATAAATAAAGTAGCACAAAAATATAATGTAGAAAATCGCTACATTTGTTATGACAGTGACGGTGTTGGTTCTTACATAGATGGGTTTATTAGAGGAGCATTGCCATTTAATGGCGGTGGCTCGGCGATGGGCGCAAGAGATTCAACAAGTGGTAAGTTTATTAAAGAGAATTACTTCAATTTAAAAACGCAGTGTTATTATCGTATAGGCGATAGAGTTAAGAGAGGAGAGATGAAGATAAATGCGCGAGTGGCAAATAGAATGTATAACAATTCTATGAGTGTTAGACAGAGGTTTTTGTTTGAGAGAAAGGCGATTAAAAGAGATAGGGTTGATTATGATGGTAAATTAAAAATTATACCAAAAGAGGAGATGAAAGTGAAATTGGGTGGGGATTCTCCGGATTTAATGGATATGTTTATGATGCGTGAAATATTTGAGTTAAAACCAAAAGTAATATTTGCTTATGCGGATTATTGATAAAATTTTCGGTGTGCCGAAAGTAGTAAAAGCTCTTGAACAACAAGTAAAGGATTTACAAAGAAGTTCAATGGGTATTGCGTTTAATGCTTCAACTGCAATCTTTCCAAGTTACCAAGTTTTAGAAAATGTTGACACTTATGTTACGATTGATGATGTTTATTCAATCATCACTTTGTTAGCAGAAACGGCAGCAAGAATTCCAATGTATGGTTATGAGATTGTCGATGAGTTAAAGATGAAAAAATACAAGCAACATGGCCAGTTAAAGTTGCAAGGTAAATATTACAAGACAAAAGCAATGCAAGATTTGCCAGATACTGATCCATTTGTTGAGTTTATAAATACAATTAGCTACGAGGAGAAGATAAAATACTATTCAATACTTTATATCACTGGAGAATTGTTTTTGTATAAAAACGTGCTTGAATTTGGACCAAACGCAGGTAAGGTTGAATTATACACGTTGAATAACCAAAATGTAACGGTTGTTATTTCTGATACTTTTCCACAAAGAGTTTTAGGATATAAATATTTTGATGTGGGTTTTGATGGCACATTTGCTCCAGAAGAAGTGATGCACATTAAATATTTCAATCCAACTATTACAAATGGTCAGCAATGGAGAGGTCTTAGTCCATTACAAGTTTTGAGTAAGAGATTGACAAGATTAAATGCAGGCATGGATGCTTCTGTTGCGCAAGTTCAAAATGGCGGTGTGCCGGGGATAGTTTATGAGAAATCTGATTATGCTATTGAGAATTTAGGACAAAGAAAGAATGACTTTAGTGCGTATTTAAAATCCAGCGCAAATAAGGGTGCGCCATACTTTGCAGCAGGAGAGATGGGATATATTGAGCTTGGGTTATCGCTTGCTGATATGGACGTAATGGAGTTACAGAGCATTGACTTCACAAAGCTTTGTAATGCGTATAAAATTCCAGAGGTGCTTTTAAATAATCATAAAGCATCAACTGATAATAATGTGAATTGGGCAGAGAAAAGACTGTACACAAATAGCATTCTTCCAAATATCTATTTGTTAAGAGATGCCCTTGTGACGCAAATAGCGCCGTTATTTGGCTTGAATAAGAAAAGGACAATAGAGATTGACCTTTCAGAGATTCCATCGCTTCATGCAGATTTAAAACAACAAGCAGAAGCACTGAATGCTATGTGGTGGGTAACTCCTAATGAAAAGAGAGATATTATGCAGTTTGAGGAGCTACCAGATCCATTGATGGACCAGATATTGATAGATGGGAACAAAATTCTATTAAGCGACTTGGGAGCAGTTGCAGACGTTACAATGCCAGTTGGAGAATGAGTAAAAGTGTAGAACAAATTTCAAATATTATACTTAGTAAAATTTCTATGATAATTTTATCTGAGTTGCCTAATCCAGATTGCCCATTGAAAAGGCAACAAAACGAATGGAAGAAATTAGAGGTTAAGAAAGCTATTATAAAAAGACTTTCAGATGACAAATGAAGAAAAAAATATTTATTGGAGAAATTGGAGCAGATTTCAAAGGCAATATGAGAAAAAGTACATTCCAAAGTTTAAAAAAATCCTAAACAATCAGATAAAGGCATTTGCATCATCAAAAGACGTTATGTCTATACCTATTTTTCCACTTTACAATGAAATATTGACTTTGTATTACGAAGTCGGACCAGCTTGGGCAAAGAAGGTAAAAAAAATGTCAACAAAGGCTGATGGCTTTGGGTTTAATGAAGAAATTATCCAATTGATGAAAGATTTTTTTCAAATGGAGTTATTGAATCTTGCTGAATTAATGAATGCGTATAGCAGACAAATTATAACTGATGTTTTAAATAGAGGTATAGAAAAAGGTGCATCGTTTGATGAGATTGTAAAAGAATTAACAATGCACCCAGAATTTAGCACAATGAGAGCAACGAGAATAGCAAGAACAGAGGTTGTGAGTGCTTCAAATACTGCTGCGATGCTATATTCTAAGTCAAGTGGTATAGAGATGAATAAAGTATGGATTGCAGTTCGCGATAAAAGAACAAGGCACGACCATAGCAACGTAGATGGCACAACAATAGATTCTAATGCTTATTTCAATGTTGGTGGAGCAGAAATGCTAAATCCGGGTTCAAGAACACAAAAAAACGGCTTACCAACTCCATTGGAAGAAATAGTAAATTGCAGATGCACATTGGCTTTTATTGGAAAAAGAGATGCTCAAGGGAAACTGATTATGAGTTCATAATCTTTAGATTATCGTATCTTATTTTCTCAAGTTTTCTTTCTCTTTCGATTTTTTCAACAATTGCTTGTTCAACGTACTTTGAAAGTTTGAAAGTTGGTTGTAGATTTGCTTTTAATAAATCGTAAACATCATCAGCAACTCTGATATTTTTACCTTTTGCGATTGACATAAATTTGAATTTAACACAAAATAACACAAAGTTTTTTAATTAAAATCAAAATAGAATAATTAATTTTAAGAAGTGAATAATTTTTATACATACAAAGCTGATTCTTTAGGTGCAAGAGTATCTGACGTAGATTCTAAGAAAGGAATTGTTACTGGATATTTTTCAAGGTTTAATAATGTTGATGGAGACGGAGATATTATCATGCCGGGTGCTTTTAAGAAAACAATAAAAGAGCAAGGACCTAATTCTGCATTGCCAAGAATAAAGCATTTGATGAATCACGATCCTTCGCAGCCATTAGGTAAATTAACTTTATTAAAAGAAGATAGCACTGGATTGGCTTATGAATCAATGGTCGGTTCTCACAACTTGGGGATTGACTTTATAAAGATGATTGAGAGCGGTTTGATAACAGAGCATTCGATTGGATTCCAAACAATAAAGCAAAATCAAATTCAACCATTTGAGAATTATGTAAAAGATCCATCAAAAGGATATTACGAAATTACAGAGGTTAAATTATACGAAGGCTCATCATTGACTGCTTGGGGTGCTAACCCATTAACCCCAGTAACATCATTGAAATCAGATATAGATATTGATAAGATTTCAAATCAGCAAAAAGCAATAGAGAAGTTTTGTAAAAACTCTGATGCTACTGATGAAACAATAGAGATGTTATTAATACACTCAAAACAATTAACACAATTTATTTTAGATATAAAAGAAGCCACTGAATCCGAGGTTAAATCAATTCAGCCGGATAATACTATCTTTGATGTAATTCGTGAATTTAGAAATAAAATTTAAAAACAAAAAAATCATTAAAAAATGGATAAGAAAGAATTAATGGTTGAATTAGAAGGTTTAAAATCTGCATTAGAGACTTCTATCAACGAAAAAACAAAGTCAGAAATTGCTGACCAATTAAAATCGGTTATCGAAACAGTTGATGCTAAAATTGCATCTTTAAACACTGCTAACGATAACGCAGATACTTTAAAATCAATGACTGAAGAAGTTGTTAAATTAAAGGCTGAGCAAGCTGCAATCCTTAAAGGATTTGACTTGTTACAAACAAGAGTAAAAAGCACTAAAACTTCAACTGAAAGCAAAAAGTCTTTTGGAGAAGCTTTTATGGATGCTTTAGATAACAATTTTGACAAAATTCAAAATGTTAAGAAAGGTCAACCATTCAAAATGGAAATAAAAGCTGTTGGTACAATGACTTTGTCTAACAATTTGACTGGAGATGGAACTGCATCTTATGCTGCTACTCAAGCAATCTTACCTGCACAAAAAATCAACATGCGTGATTTGATTTCTACTGCATACTCTCCAACTGGACTTTATGTTCAATACAAAGAGACTGGAAGCGAAGGAGCTTTAACTCAACAAACTGAAGGTAGTGCAAAAGGACAAATTGATTACGATTTTACAGAAGTTAAAGTTGTAGAAAATTACATCGCAGGTTTTGTTCGTTTCTCTAAGCAAATGGCTAAGCAATTGCCTTACATGCAATCTACTTTACCAAGATTGTTAACAAGAGATTTTTACAAAAAAGAAAATGCTCAGTTTTATGCTTCTTTATGGGCAGCAGCAACTGGTAGCACAACTACAAGTGAAACTGATGATATCAAAGCTATCATGGATTTATTAGCTAACCAAGCTAATGCTAACTTTAACGCATCTTACGCTATCGTTAATCCAAGTCAAATGGCTCGTTTGAATAAGTTACTTTATACTAACGGATACTATCAAGGTTCTGGCGGTGTTGTATCTAATCCAAATGGTTCAATAACTATCAATGGTACTCCAATAATCTCTGCTTCTTGGGCAACTGATGATAGAGTATTAATCATTGATCGTGATTACGTTGAAAGAGGTGAAACTGAAGCAGTGAACATTGAATTTGCTATGGAAGATGCAGACAATTTCACTAAGAACTTGATTACTGCTCGTATTGAGTGTCAAGAAGAAATCAACTTAATGTTACCAAGCTCGGCTATTGCTCTTGACTTAGGTAATGTAGCATAATTTGTTTTGATTGATTGTGTAATAATTTGCCCTGCCCAAGTTGGGTGGGGCATTTTAAAATAAAAACTATGGTAGGATATAATTCGATTTTGGATGTGCAATTTGATGATGGAGTAATTGTTGAGCCAATCACTCTTACAGAAACAAAAGATTTTTGTAAGATTGATATTGGAACTGATGATGCTTTAATTACTGAATTGATAGTTACTGCAAGAGAGATGTGCGAAGATTATACTGGCATTGGTTTTGTAGTTCATAATCTTACTGCAAATATAGACAATCCAAATGGCGGAATATATTTGCCATACGGACCAAATGTAGAGATAATATCTGTAACAAATGCAGAAAATGAGGAGTTGGATATTGATGATGGCTACACAATATCTGGTAGCATGTTTAAAAGGCTTTTAACACCAAAAGAAAGCAATTTGACTGTTGTATATCAAGCAGGCTACGAAGTGCTTCCAAATCGCCTTAAATTAGCTTTATTAAACACTGTGTATTATTTGTATGATAACAGAGCGCAGTCAATAAATCATATCTACGATAAGAATGTACCAACAATTGGTAATTTAGGTCCTATTAGCGAAATGATATTAAAACCATTAAGACGTGTTATATAAACTAAATAGAAGGGTTAAAATAAGAAGATGGACGGCAGTACAAAATGAGTTTGGCGGTTTAGAGCCATTAGGAATTGCTTCATGGTATAAATGGGCAGAGGTTAGAGCAAGCAATTGGATTAATCTTGATTTATACAATACAAGATCTGGTAGGCCTAATCAAGATTATGATCAACATAAATGGGATTATGATACAACTATCATTTTAAGATATGAATTAGAAAGACCAACAAGATCAAATGATACAATTGAATATGATGGATGTCAATACGAAATAAATAGCATTTCAGTAAATAATGAATATGCAAGAAATTTTGAAGTAATAAAATGTTCTAAAATTGATTCACAAATAAACTCTGAAACACCAGTGGACACAGGAAACATAAAAGAATACGAATATATTGGTATTGGTGGAGAATCTACTATTACAGATGCAACATTGATAGGTCAAAATGTTTTCTTGGTATTCAAAGATGGAATTCAGTTTATATTAAAAACATCTGGAACACCAATAGGCAAAGAGGTTGTGTATAATAGCACATTAGGTACAGTTGAATTTGGAATACCATTTAATGGCAGACTATTATTATTCCCTTCACCTTGCCGCATAAACTGATCCTTGTTTTCCTGGCTTGCAGGAAAAGTTGTATGGAAAAATCCTGAATTGTCTAATGTGTCCGGTAAAACATTT